ACATTATGAGTAAATGTAAGTATCATGTGATTTGTAATAGTACTTTTGGTTGGTGGGGTGCTTGGTTAGCAAATAGTCAAAATGTTGTGGCACCAAAGAATTGGTTTGGTGGTTCATTAAAGGGTTATATCACTGATGATATATACTGTGAACATTGGAAAATTATATGAGAAAAAATGAAAATTTGAAAAGATATAATTATTTTGTCAAAGAGAAAGATTTTATTCTTAAAAAAGATAATCTTTTAACCAGAAAGGAATGCTCTGAACTTATTAAATGGGTATCTGATAATAAGAGTGTAAACCCAGATAAGAACAAAGATGATTTTACTGGGTATGATTATTGTGATCTTATGGATATTGGTCAAAATTTTGAACAGTGTTTTTCTCCTCCTCCATTAAGACCACTTTATAATGCTATTAGGAACTTGACAGATTCTTATGTAAAAAAGTTTCCTGAAGTAGATAATATTGATAGATGGGCAATACAATATGTGAGATTTAAGCACTGGAAACCAGGCGATTCTTATCATGCATGGCATTCTGAACACGGTATCGGATCATCTGAGTCTTATAGAGTTCTATCTTTCTTAATTTATTTAAGTGATAATGATTGTTCAACACATTTTAGAAGGCATAGAAGTGTGAGAACAAAGGCAGGACGTGGTGTAATTTTTCCAGCATATTTTACTCATGAGCACAAAGGAAGTGTGTGTAAGAAAGGTTTAGATCGTTTTGCTGCTGGTGGGTTCTTTACTTTTGTATGAAGAATATAATCGCAAATAGTTCATTTAGTTGGTGGGGTGCTTGGTTAGCAAATAGTCAAAATGTTGTGGCACCAAAGAATTGGTTTGGTGGTTCATTAAAGGGTTATATCACTGAGGATATATACTGTGAACATTAGAAAATTATATGAGAAAAAATGAAAATTTGTATCATTACAATAGCAACAAATGAGTATATTCAGTTTGTTGATCGTCTTTTAGAAGATATTGAAAAGTATTTTCTTGATGATGAAGAATTAGATTTTAATTGTCTACTATTCACTGATCATGAAATTGAAGAGGTATCTGATAATGTAAAAATATCTCATATTGGTCATAAACCTTGGCCAGAACCTGCTATGAAAAAATATAACTATATTACATCTGAAGCAGAGTTCTTAAAGGATTTTGATTACTTGTTTCTTTTTGATGCTGATGTTGGTATTGTTTCTCCAGTTGGTGGTGAAGTTTTAGATGATTTGGTTGGTGTATTACATCCATATAAAGTATTAGAGAGTAAAGAATTTTATCCATATGAAAAGAGAGAAGGATCTACTGCTTACGTCTCCGATGAGGACCATGATAAGTATTATGCTGCAGCATTTGTGGGTGGAAAATCTGAAACCTTCTTAAGAATGGCAAAGACCATTTCTGAAAGAGTTAATGAGGATGAAAGGAATGGTATAATTGCTAGATGGCATGATGAGAGTCATCTTAACAAATATTTTAATGAGAACCCACCAACTCAATTGAGTCCATCCTATATGTTTCCTGAAGAATTGATTAACCAACCAGGTTATCCATATAAACCAAAAATAGTTGCGCTAAAAAAAGAAAGTCATTTTAATAGAGAAAAATTTATAGCAGGTCAATATCCAATTTAAGACTGAAGGATATATATACGTTGGACTTACTGATGTTCAAAAACATTACAATGTCTATAGTTTTGATTCTCCCCTATTTTGTCAATCTAGTTCAAATGGAACGCGGGGAAAATTAACGTCATATCCAACTAGTGAATGTTTTAAATATTATTCAAATTATTTTTTACCAGAACGAATTGTATGAAATCTTTAGTAACTGGCGGCGCAGGTTTTATTGGATCTAATCTTGTAGACCGTCTTCTTTTACTCGGTCATGAAGTTGTTGTAATTGATAATGAGTACTCTGATGCTCATGATCAATTTTATTGGAATGAGAGTGAAAAAGTATCAAACTATCATTATGATATTCGTGATTATGAAAACACACGTCCTCTCTATGATGGAGTAGACTATGTGTTTCATATTGCTGCAGAAGCACGTATTCAACCTGCTATTAAAAATCCCATTGAAGCGGTAAGTATTAATTCTGTTGGAACATGTACCGTTCTTCAGTGTGCAAGAGAGTCTGGTGTAAAACTTGTTATGTATTCTTCCACTTCTTCTGCTTATGGATTGAAAAATGAACTTCCTAATGTGGAGACTCAACCCGATGATTGTTTGAATCCATATTCAATATCCAAAACAAATGGAGAAAAACTTTGTTCAATGTATACAGATTTATATGGACTTCCTACTGTTATCTTCCGATACTTTAATGTATATGGAGAACGTCAACCCCTTAGAGGGCAGTATGCGCCTGTTGTGGGAATCTTTTTACGTCAACATGCTGATGGGGAATCTCTAACTATTGTGGGTGATGGAGAGCAGCGTAGAGACTTTACATACGTTGGTGATGTTGTAAATGCCAACATTATGGCAGCAATTAGTAATCCTGATGAAGAAGCATTTGGGCAAGTTTATAATGTTGGAACTGGTACAAACTATTCTGTGAATGAAGTTGCTTCTATGATTTCTGAAAATACAGTTAATATTCCACCACGCCCAGCAGAATCGCGTTTAAGTCTTGCTAATAATCAAAAACTTTGTAAAACTTTTGGATGGAAACCTAAGATGAAACTTGGGGACTGGGTTGCAACACAAATTGGGAAGTAATTATGAAAAATACTCAAATCTTTTCTTTCGTTTTTAATCGACCAGATCTTCTTCAAAAGCAAATTGATTGCTTTAAGAAGTTCTTTTCTGGTGATTATGAGATCAATGTTGTCTGTGATTATAGAGACAAGAAATACCTCAAGGAATTTGAAACTATCTGTTCTGATAATGATGTGAGATTTTACTCTCATAAGTCATATAAGAATATGTCATATTCCCATCCTAGTGGATATCATGGAGCAACTATTACTTGGGCATATAATGAAATTATGCTCAAGGAATATGCTGATGATTATGCTTTGATTGTGGATCATGATATATTCTTGATCGATGAGTTTAATCTTGTCGATTATATGAAAGGGTATGATGTCTCTGGATGCTATCAGAGTCGCGAGAACGTGGAGTATGTTTGGCCAGGTTTAACGATCTTAGATATTAGTAAGACTAAGGATATTGAATTTGATTTCCATCCTTGTTTTGCTGAAGGTCAGATGCTTGATACTGGCGGTGGAACATATGCTCTTCTAAAGGAAGTTTCATTCAAACCATCTCACGTCGAGTATCCAGAATCATTTGGGACTATTGATCTGTCATCCGTTGATGATGGGTATGGATTTGAATTGCATTTAGATCAGACATTCTTGCATTTTAGGAATGCTTGTTCTTGGCATGATAATTTTAATGTTCTTGAAAACTCAAGAAAAAATGAAGTATTGAATTTGATGTTGAATTCTTTCTTGGGTGATGAAGATATTCTTATGAAAGAGTATCGTGAGTTTTCTATGATGAAGACAGAAATTAATGAGCATCTTCCAACACTTTACTCACTAGCAAGAGAGGTTGATTCTATTGTTGAATTTGGTGTTTGTTATGGAAAGTCTACGAGAGCACTTCTTGCATCGGGTACTAAGTTGAGATCTTATGATGTGTGGATTGAACCAAGAGTTCTAGAACTATTTGAATACTCTAAGAGTATTGGTAATGATGTTGAGTACATCAAACAGAATAGTATTAAGGCAGAGATTGATGAATGTGATATGTTATTCATTGATAGTTGGCATCATTACTATCAACTAAGAAAGGAACTGAAACTTCACTCTAGTAAAGTTAAAAAGTATCTTGTTTTCTATGATACGGTAAGTTGTGGTAGCAGTGGAGAAAACTGGAAGTCCTGGGGTAATGGTAGTCAGATTGAATATGAGACCTTATGTAGAGATCTAGATACTGATAAAATTGATAATGTTGGTATCAATAATGCAATTTTTGAATTCTTATCTGAACATCCAGAATGGCGTGTCAAGAAGCATTACAAGAATAACAATGGCCTGACTGTTCTTGAAAAAAATGGATAAAAATAAGTCATTACATAAAGCAAAAGGATTACCCCCAGTATATTATTTAAATCTGGATGAGCAACCAGAAAGAAGAAAGTATATGGAAGAACAGTTTGAATATTGGGGTATTAAAAATTATACACGTATCTCTGCATATGATGGTAGAGATGGTAGAGATCTTGGTGGAATTTTAAAGGGTCGATATCCTGATAATATGTCATCTGGCGAGGTAGGATGTACAACATCTCACTTAAAAGCATTGGTTGAATTTTTAAAAACAGATGAACCATATGCATTGATTATGGAAGATGATTGCGATCTTTCACCTATTAGACATTGGGGATTTACATGGAAAGAACTTTTTAGTTATATTCCATATGATTTTGATGTAGTTCAGATGGCTATTATTAACCCATCTGAAATTCATGTAAAACTTCATAAAAGATTTGTAAATGATTTTTCTACAGCATGTTATTTAATTACTCGCCACCACGCAACAAAACTTGCAAATTTACATGTTCGTGGTGATAAGTATAAAATTGATAATGGAGTTAAACCAAGAGCTGTTGCCGATGATCTAATTTATAATTCTGGTAATACGTATGCAATTCCAGTTTTCATGTACAAGATTGAATTAGGATCTAGTATTCATGGTGATCATATTGATACTTTCCACAAATCTAGTTATGAAGGTTTGTGGAATTTTTGGAGAGAAACTTCTCCACAGATAGATGATTGGAACAAATTATTAGATTTTGATCCTTATTTTGGAACACTTCCCCCAGGAGTGTATAGTAAGTAAAAATACTTACTATTGTTATGATAATCAAACACAATCAGTTGTTGGATTATAGTAAAGTAATTTCAAAATAAATACAGTACTATTGTTGGATTAAAATGCTTTATAACGTAACTGTTAGAGACATGACAAATATTGCAGAAGAATTGACATTTGAATGTGATGAAAATAAAACCATTCGCCAATTATGTGAAGAAAACAATATTCACATATCTCTTAATGAAAACTGCTCTAAAAATGGAGAATGTCTAACTTGTGTTGCTAAAGTTCTTGAAGGAACTGTAAATCATCCTAATTTGGATATTGGTACTTGCTTAGATCCAGATCATATTTCGGAAGGTTATTGTTTACCGTGCATCGCCACACCAACAAGTGATTGTAAAATTGTAACAGAACAATTAAACCAATTAAAAAAATTTTCAAATAGTTAATTATCATGACTTTTTCTATTACCATTCGTACTCCTCGAGGCACTGAGCAAGTTGTTCAGTGTGAGGACGATCAGTATATTCTTGATGCTGCTGAAGAAGCAGGTATTGATATGAATTATTCTTGTCGTGCAGGTGCCTGTTCATCTTGTGCAGGTAAGATTGTATCTGGTACAGTAGACCAAAGTGATCAGTCATTCTTAGATGATGATCAAATTGGAGAAGGGTTTGTGCTCACTTGTGTTGCATATCCAACTTCTGATGCTATAATTGAAACTGAACAAGAAGAATCTCTTTACTAATGGAAACCTCTATTGCTGAACTCCTTACTTATTATGTAATTGGTGGTGCCCTTATCATTGGACCAGGGGAATAGTCACAAGTAATATGCCTAATCCCAATCAACTCTATGATGACATGGAGAAACTAAATGCCTTATACGAAGAACTCTGTTGGGATCATGATGATGAATTAGTATTTCAAATCGAATACCTAACAGGCAAAGGCAGAATTATTATCAAAAACAAAACACAGGAGCAAAACAATGAACGAAAACGCAGAAAGTATTAACGGTTGGGCAGCAATGATTGGAGTCATTGCCGCAATCGGAGCATATTCTCTTACAGGACAAATCATTCCAGGAGTATTGTAAAATTATGTCAAAGAATCAATTAAATAAGGATGAAATGATATGTCATGTCCTTAAACTCAAGCATGAAGTTGATGGAGAACCAAAGACTGTTTGGCAAGGAGAAAAAGATTTGGCTCACAAGTATCTCAATCGAGTACTGGATCGGATTCAGGAATATCGATATTAATTTATTACTACCTAATAATAAATAAAAGAGCCTAACTCTTTACTCATGGAATTAAATCCAAGGAAAGGGGAAGACAAAAAGGACAACAAATTTGAGTGGGCGGATGAGGGTGTATCAACTCTCGTCCGAGTTATTATTCTTGGATGGTCAGCAGCAATTCTGACTCTTAATTATGTAACTGTTCCTGGTGTTCCTCAAAAAAATATAGATCCGACATTTATAGCTAGTGTTTTTACAGGAACGCTCGCGACTTTCGGGGTCATGCCTTCTAAAAAGAAGGAAGAAAAACAAGCACCTACAGTGGAGAAGAAAGACAAACAAATTGATTGATCTCCTAAGTTGGGAAGTTCAAACAAATGGTTGATTTATAAGACATAATCTCCTATAGATAGTGTAGTCGCAAGAGAAATATGAAATTCTTCTTCGCATTTTTGGCTACACTATTTTTTGCTGCTCCTGTGTGGGCAGTTGATGTATCAATGGGCGCTGGGGGAAACCTAGTATTTGAGCCTAATGATATTACAATCTCTGCAGGCGATACGGTTCACTTCATCAATGAAGCACTACCTCCTCACAATATTATTGTAGAAGGTCGTGCAGATCTTTCCAGAGAAGCATTGTTGTTTGCTCCTGGTGAGTCACAAGACGTTGTATTTGCTGATGCAGGGGACTATAATTTCTTTTGTGGTTCTCATCAGGGCGCAGGTATGACTGGTATTATTCACGTTAATTAATTAGAATCATGAAAGTTGGAATGATTGGTCTAGGTAGAATGGGTGAGGGTATGTCTCGCCGTTTAATTGCTGCAGGACATATAGTACATGGGTATCGAAATAATTATGCAAAGGCTGAAGAGCAGTATGAAAAAGGATACTTCAGTGGAGTCACAACCTCTATTGAAAATCTTGCTTATGTAGTTAAAACAAAAGAATTATATGGTGAGAAGTCTGGAGAGACTATTCAATTCCCTCAACCAGGGGTATACCCCTGGCCAGGGGTATTCATGATGGTGGTCCCAGCAGAATCAGTAGAGGATACTATCAATGAGTTACTACGATTTTGTCGTGAAGGAGATATTATTATCGATCATGGCAATAGCAATTTTAAGGACAGTTGGGAAAGATCCGAGCGTCTTACAAAATTGGGCATCGCATATATTGACTGTGGCACTACTGGTGGTGTGTCTGGTTTGGACCATGGATACGGTCTTGTGGTTACTGGTGGAAAGTATGCAGTCGATACATGCCGTACAATCTTCGATGCTATCTCACCTGGAATTAAACCTTCAGGGACCAAAAATGATTATGTAATGTATCCTCAAGATTACGGTTGGATTTACAGGAACTGGTAAAACAAATGACTTTATCCCATGTCTTACTTTTCGGAGCAATACCGTTTTTATGTGCCACCACATATTTCGGGCACCGAAGAGGTGAGAATGACTATTATGAAACCGACGCCTACTCAGGAAATGGAAAATCGCATTAGAATGAGGTTTGCATTTGCCATGTCTTCCTTTGGCAGAATGTTTAGACCTGATCGTATCACTTTGGATATGTGAGATGTATGTAGGTGCTGGTCTGAAGACTTAGAATCTAACCCACCACGAGCTGATCTCTATCAGGTAGATCGTTACTTCTTAGAACTTTGGAAAAAGACGCCAATAACTAGGTATTGAAACACACATAATGATAGTTAAAAATACCCACAATAAAATAAATACTGGTATAATAAGGGAAAAGAGATTATTATGTCCCACTATATTGTTCAGTACTT